GATCCTCCATCTTGATCAGGCCCAGCAGAAACAGCGTTAACACCTCCACCACCACCTGCTGATGTAATAGTAAAGAAACTAGAATCATTACCTTTTCCTGCAGCTCCACCTGCACCAATAACTACGTCATAAGTAAAACCTGATTCCAAACTTAATGCGCTTCCTCTTAAAGGAGAAGGTCCAAAACCTGATGCTCGATAACCTCCAGCACCTCCAGCTCCACCACCTCCAGCTCCACCACCTGAGGCAACTACTAAATAATTTGCTGTAATAGGACTAGGTGAAAAATCTGTAACTCCTAAAGTTCCTGAAGCCGTAAATCTTGCAACAAATTCACCTGCACCTATGTGAGATACACTTCCTGCACATCCAGGACTAGCTGTGAAAGTAACTCCCGTAGCTGAACCTGCTCTTGCGACAACGATACCTGAACCACCACTTCCAGCGCAACAAGTAGGGGAGGCGTTGGCATTAGATGCACCTCCTCCACCGCCAGTGTTAACAGTTGCATTTCCACAATTTGTCCCCGCAGCACCTCCACCACCAGCTCCACCACTTGCAGTAGGTCCAGGGTTTGGATTATGAAATCCTCCAGCTCCACCACCAGCGTAACATGTCGTTGTTCCTGTAATTGCATTAGGTGCTCCTGCACCTCCAGGACCTGCAGCACAAACACTTAAAGCTGGACTACCAGCAGCAGTCGCTCCACCTCCACCAGCACCAGCTTGTCTCGATGGTGATGGTGATGGAAAACTTCCAGCGTTTCCAGCATTACCTTCAGGAGGATCAAACCCCCCTGCATTACCTGCTCCTGCTGATCCTGTTGGGTTTCTACCTTGACCTCCACCACCAGATCCTCCAGGTTTACCTCCTGGACTTGGAAAGGCTCCTTCACCTCCTCCACCTCCAGTAGATGTTATTGTTCCAAGAATTGAATTATTTCCAGGAGTCCCGTGTTGTGCAGAACTACCACATGAACCACCAGCACCACCCCCACCAACTGTAATTGTATAACTTCCTAAACTTAATTCTTGCGCTGATCCTTGTAATGGACTTGGTCCAAAACCTGATGTACGATAACCTCCAGCTCCACCTCCACCACCTCGTCTTCCACCACCACCACCGCCAGCGACTACCATGTAATCTATTGATGCTTCTCTCTTAGGCCATTGACCTTCTTCAGTTAAATCTATTTGTTCATTAAGACTCCAAACTCCTGAAGCCTTGTCTAATTCTTTTACAACAACTACTCCTGGTCCACCAGCTGCTCCAGCTGCGGGTCCTCCACCGCCACCACCACCTCTATTAGTAGTTCCAGCAGATCCAGATCCTCCAGGATGACCACCAGCTGCTCCACCTGTTCCACAAGGACTTGCTGCCCCTGTTGCGGACGATGGTCCTGAACCACCTCCACCACCTGCGTAAGAAAGAGAAGAACCGCTGATGCTAGAAGATTTACCAACACCTCCAGTCCCAGTTCCAGGTTGCGATGGTGCTGATGCAGCTCCACCTACACCTCCAGCTCCTCCACCACCTGCAGAAGTTGCAGTTGCTTGTCCTGTTGTTCCAGGATTAGGTCCTCCAACATTTCCAAAACCAAACGCACCAGAATCTCCTGGTTGACATGTTTGTATTGCTGCTCCAGGTACAGATGGATTTCTGTTTGCTCTAGCTCCACCTCCTGAACCACCATCATTTCCAGGGTTATTTCCAGTAGAACCAGTTCCACCGCCACCACCACCTTTTGCAGTTAAACAAAATCCAGTTGAATCACTTCCAGTAACACCTTTTGCAGCTGGGGGAGTAGGTCCACCGGCTCCACCACCACCAATTGTTACAGGAACTGTTCCACAAGCATTTATTGAATTTTTTTCTACGTAGCCTCCGCCACCTCCACCACCACCTTGGTCAGCTCCGCCACCTCCACCACCAGCAACAATTAAAGCAGAAACAACTCTAGTTCCAGGTTGTAATGTAACACATCCTGATGATGTTTTAGTTGTGACAGTATTTTTACCACGAGACGTTACGTTTACAGGTCCAATTATTCCGCCATTGCCAGCCATAATTTAAACCTCCTACACGTCGTCTATAGATTCATATGATATGAAAAGTTCTAAATCTGATGCTGCACCTGCTCCACCTTTAAGGATGTCTGTTTCCATCATGTATATTGGAGTGTCTAATACAACTAAAGTTGCATCAGCTGGGACAGATACTGTTTTTGCTAAATGAAAAGTTCCAGATGTATCAAAATTATCTACACCATCTGGAGTAAAGTTTGATTTTGTTATTGATAAAGTTAAGTCCGCTGCATTCGTACCATCTACGTTTGCGCATGTGATTCTATTTATTTTTATAACTTTGTTTGCTGCTACAGTCATTAAAGTTGTTGTAGTAGTTGCCGATAAAGCGAATCCTACCGATTCACCTTTAATACTAGTTACTGATACTATATTTGGATTTGCCATATTGTCTCCTTTTTAACCGAATACGATCGCCATTGCAATAGCTTTTCCTGTTGTTATACCTGCATCTGCGAATGATAACGTTCCAGCTCCATCAGAAACCAAAGCCTGGCCTGAAGAAGTAGCGTCTGCGTTAGGTAATGTTAATGTTACACTAGAACCTATGGTTGCTGGTGCTTTTAATGCAAAAAAGTTAGAATCATCTGCATCTTTAAATTTTAATGGGTTTTGATTAGATAATCCTATTTCTGAAGAATCAGCTAACACATCGACTACATTAGTTCCATCTGAATAAACAATCTTGTGGCCTTTATCTGTAGTTGCCCAAGTAGTCCCAGTTCCTGTTGCAGTTTTTAATTGAACAGTTTGAGCTCCTGTTGAACCATTGTGAGCTATATAAAAATTTTCTACGCTATCTGGAACAGTAACAATTGATGATCCTGTTAAAGCACCTGTAAGTTTCCAAACTCTATTTGCAAGAGTTGCTCCAGTTCCACCATCTGTTTTACTTAAAGCTAAAGTTCCACCGTTAGTTAAAGCTTGTGCTTGATAACCACCTGAAATTTGTTGAACAATCTGTAAGTTTGTATTTGTTTTATTTCCCCAAGTACCGGCGTTTTCACCAGTAGCCATTAGTTCAATGCCTAAATTTGTAAAACTTGATGCCATAATTTATCCTCTACGCTGCTGTAACATCTGTATAAGATGTCTCCGCTGTATTGTCAACATCGGAATAGTTTGCGTTATTGTTTTTACTTACACTACTATAACTTGTATTTCCATCAATTACAACATTTTGATATGCCCTGATTCCAAGAGCTCCCACATTTGATATTGCTTCTTGGCCTAGTAAACCAACAACCATTTCTGTAGGGGTAATGGCCCCCACATTCGATGTTAATGCTGATGGTGCTGTTAGTGGAACACCTATTTCTGAAATTAGTGAACCTACTCCAGATGTTGCCACTTGTCCTGTTAAAGGAACACCTACTCCAACTATTAATGATCCTACTCCAGATGTTGCCACTTGTCCTGTAGGAGATATTGAAATTTGATCTAAAACCACTCCACCGACTGCAGATGTCGCCTGTTGTCCTGTTAGTCCTACTGTCATGTTAGTAGGAGAAATAGCTCCTACACTAGACGTTAATTGTGAAGGTGCTGTTGGGGCTATAACAGAAGTTAAATTTAAAGTTAAAGAACCCAAACTCGCTGTTACTTCACTAGGTGCAGTTAATGGTACAAAATTTTCAACAGCTGTTGTTAAAGATCCAACGGAAGATGTTGCACTAACTCCAGCTGGTTGTACTAATTTATTAAATGAATCACCATAAGGCTCTTCACCCCAGCCATTTCTACCCCAACCAACTAATGTTCCAGCGTTATCAAAATCTCCAACTTCCGAAGTCATTTGACTTGGTGCTGTTAACGCTGCAATTGATGTTAGGTCTAAAGTAGGTGCACCTAAACTGGATGTTAATCCTGAAGGTGCTGTTAACGGAACTGCAATTGCTGTTGTTACAGAACCAATACTTGAAGTTGCTCCGAGTCCTGATAGCTCTACTGCATATTGTACACCCCAACCAGAATTACCCCACTCTTGTCTACCCCAACCTTCTTCGTTAAAAGCTTCAAGAGCCCCTATCGCAGATGTTAAACCAGTTGGTGCTGTAAGTGAAATGTCAACAGAGTCTTGATCACCCCATTGGTTATGTCCCCAAGAGTTTGCTCCCCAGGTATTCGACATAAGGATTTACCTCCTTATGCTATTCTAACTATAGCTGTTGTTGCTGCTTTTGCTGGGAACTGAATTGTAAATGTTCCAGAGGAAACTGTTTTATCTCCACCGAAAGCTACTGCACAAACTGCAGGATCTCCTGTTGCAGTGTCATTGAATATTAAACATCCGTTAGCTGTAAAAGATGCACTCGTAAAACTTACATCGTCAAAGTCACAACATGCTGTTGTAGAATCAAGTGTTGGAGTTATGCTTGTTAAAGCAGCTCCTTTTGCAGTATACCCAGTTCCTGTAATTTCTTCAGATGTTGTATATGCAGTTGTGCCTGCTCCTAAAGTTGCAGAACTTGTATAAAGAGCTAAATTAAATGTGTTACCAGTAGAAGCTGTGAAGTTGTGAACTCCTTTTAAAATTTCTACTTTAAAACTGTTACAAATTGCCGATGTTATTGCCATAGTTGTTCTCCTTTTACGGTGAAGGTGATTGTACTGGAATTCTTACTGTGCCATCAGTATAATCATCTCTTCTACGTCTTCCAATTTGCACTCCTGCAAACTTCTGTACCTCTTGTTTATACTTTTGTTCGTATAATGTCAACATATCTGCAGGTCCTTTTAAAAATCCATATGCCTCTACAAGACACGCATATAATAGTCCACTTGGAAAATATTGACTGATATAAGTACCACTAGTCTCTGTCACCAGACTTTTTGGCATCATCGTGTAGTATATTCTAAATTTATAGTTTTGATCTGGTGTTGGTGCCACATACATTCCACCAGATGTTGTGCTAGTTGTACCAGTTGCTCCGCCAAACATAGCGTAATATTTAGGTAAAGCAGTGGTATCTTGATTAGTTAAATCTCCCTCAGTTCCAGTTAATCGTCCTACATATTCTGATAAATATGTTTGATCTTTTTTCTCTAACCAAACCCCTTGTCCTGTCGTAGCTGATGTAGAATTAAATACTTCTATGCCTCTAATAAAAACAGCTCCGGTTGCTCCTTGAGTTCCTTTACCAGGAACGTTAATTGTGTTGTCATCTGTTACTAATGTTCCTTCACTAACATATCTGTAAGCATCAATTGGTACATCATAAAAAATTTTAAACTCAGCATCTTCTATAAATCTATTAATAATAGCGGCTGTTAATACACTATCTCCTACTTCTGTGTAGTTTCTAATATCGGTTACTAAATTTGCGTAATTAAATCCTGACATAATCTATGCTCTTTGATTTACAGGTCCTGCAAATGCAAAGAATCCTCCTCCTGTTTCTGTGCTTGATGCATTTGATACTAAACTAAAAGTAAATTTATTACTATAGCTTTGAACTGTATTTGCATCGTTTGTAGCTGTCTCAGAAACTTTTGTTATTATATACGATCCAAAAACTTTTGCACCTGAATTATGTGATGATGCTGTTGTATTTGAATATGTTCTGCCATACGCTGGTGCGGATGTGCCTCGAGTGCAACCAGTTAAATCATTGCTAGATTTACCAGTGTATTCTATTGTTTCGTCTTGAATAACTATAAATCCGCTAGTTGGAAAAGCACTAGCATCAGTAAGAGTTATGGTTGTAGCATCCGATGTAATATTACCATTTAAAGTTGTTTCTAATTGAAGAGTATTAATAGCAACTCCACCAACAGGTTTTTTAACTTCAATAAATCTTATTGCATCACCCGTGGACCAAGGATTACTGTTTTGTAATGTTTCATCCTCACCAGTAAAAACTGTTACGACTTTAGACGCAGCTGTCATTACAAATGGATCGTTTCTTAAGACATTCGGTGTAGGAAAAGCTACTCTACTTGGTCTTACGTGCATTAAAGCTTGTGGGTCAGAACTAGTGGGTCTTGGTTGTAGTTGTGGTTGCTTTGATTCATACTCAGATATGTGAACCCAAGAACCATTCCACTCTTGAACCATTTCAGTATACGGGAAACGCTGACCTGAACGGTCTGAAATCATATACGCATATTTACCTGATGCAAAACTTCCCATTAACCTAACTCCGGATAGTAAACTTTTGGACTTATGAATGTGCTAACTGGAGATCCATCTTCTGCAAGAGCTCTAGCAAATTCATCTTCATATAATAATTTTAATTCTTGTACTCTTTGTGGAGCATACTTGATAGCAAGATAGTATGCTAAACCTGAAGTCATGCAAGGTATAAATCTAAAAGGAACGTCGGTTGCATTTGTGTAAGCCCCAACATCTTGTATTCTTTGTGTGTAATAAAAATTTATACAATATCCAGTTTGAGCCTGTGTGCTACCTGGAGTTAAATATAAAGTTATAGTAACTTTATCTATGAACCTTTGAACAAAATATTGACTTGGAGTCCCTTTGTCTGTTTTGTTTGAAAAAGCTTGATACTGTGATCTACTAATTTTTGTCATGGGTGCATCTACATTTTGATCATTTCTGTAGTTAGCCTCTAAAACATCATTTACACCTGCAGGAAATTGTAAGACACTATCAGCAGAATTGTGAGTAGCAGCAGTTGTTCCATTAACACCTCTAACACAACCGGTTAGATTTAAAGAAGAAATTCCTGAGTAAGTTATTTCCTCATCATTTATTTTAATAATTCCAGAGTTAGGTAAGTTTGCAACTGATGCAACTCCAATCGTAGTTACGGTAGCGTTAATACCTGCAGATAAAGTGGTTGTAATACCAGCACTTGTGCCATCACCTGTAGATCTAAACAAACTATATTCAGCTTGTCCGTCTACCATTTTAATACTTTGATTTTTTACTTCCCAGTAATGTAGACCTCTGTTACCCCACTCTGAAAATAAAATATTTAAAGATCTTCTAGCTGTTTTTAATTGATAGCCAGACACTCCTTGCATACCTATTCTTTCGTATGCTTCCTCAATAATCTCTTCAACTGGGAGAGTCTTTCCAAAAATATAAGACCCTGAAGTAGTGTTAGCCATTTAGCCCCCTACCCGTCGAACTGTATAGATAATCCTACTACTGCAGTTCCAGCAGACGCAAAAAACGCACCATCTTCACATAAAATTCCGTTATCGGCAATGTATGGGTCGATTGTTGATCCGTTGTCTACATCTAAAATTAATCTGTTTTGACCAGATGTTGCTGAACCGTTTTTAATAAAAACAGTTCCTGCTCCAGCACCGGCAACTCCAGTCATACTTCTAACTCTAGTTCTGCCAGCAAAAATAATCCCTGTTGTAGCTCCTGATGTTATTCCAGCAGAAATATCTGTTGTAATAGATCCACTTGCAGTAATGCTTGTGATTTCTGTCCAAGTTCCAGCTACACTTACTGTGCCCGAATTTGGACCAGTTGTTGCTGCACTTGTAGCAGCATCTCCATTTTCATCTTTTCCTACAACTACAAAAGTTATTCCTGAGTTGTTAGCAGAAGAAGTTAAAGTAACCGTTTGAGCATTAACCCAAGGACCACTATTTAATAAAACTAAAGTAGTCGCTGTGCCTGCAGCAGAAATTGCATCTGTGTCAGTTCCAAATACTATTTGTTTACTTTTTACTCCTGATACATTTGGCATAATTTATTCTCCTTATTAAATTAAAGGTGCCCCCGAAGGGGCACTCTAATTTTATTAGTTAGTGTCGTTAACCTGTTGAGTCCAATAAACGTTTAACACACCTTCGCCGGCTGTTAATGCGTCATCAGTCTTAGCAGAGATAACAACTGCTTTGTCCATCTCAAAACCAGAAGCATCGTCATCTGAAACATTTAAACAATTTTTCATTTGAGCTACTGTTTGGTCCATTCCAGTTGGAATGTGATGCGAAGCAACAGCTTTTACATCATTGTCTGAGTCACCTGCAAAGTAGTCAAGATCTAAACTGTTTAAAGTAGCTCCTGCTGCTTGTGCAACGTTAGCACCAATTTGCATGTCAAAACCAGCTGTATCAAAAGCTTCGTTAACAACAAATCTAATATCGTTAATTCTAGAAAATTTAGGAATTACAATATTGTTTGCTAAGTTTTTACCAGATGTTGTTGATGATTGACCTAGTGGGTATTCGTTAAATAACGATCTGCAGACAACTGAAATTAATCCAGTTTCAATTACACCAACTTCTAAAGTTCCTACAGTTCCAGCACCACTTACTTCGATTCTAGTTACTGTTTTAAAAGTTTTAGTTGAAGTTGCAACACCGGCGTTAGCCATTGTTAAAGCTTCAGTCTGCGCATTATCTAAAACATCTGTTCCAGTGATTGTTGCAGTTAATGCAGAGTCATTACCACCAGATGTTAAAGTTATTACAGATGCAGCTTCAAAACCACCATCAGAAGTTATTCCAGGTACGTTTGCAGTTGTGTCTAAAAATGTAACATCAGTTGTTCCAGCTCCATTAGAACCAGTGATAGCTAGTTTGTTAGCATCAGTTGTTACAGTAAAGTTACTGTGATTGACAGGAAAAGAAGCGTGACACTCTACAAATGCAACGTTTCTTACATTGTCAGAGATAACTGATCCTGTGTTTGTTTGAATCCGTCCAACGTTAATTGGTCCAGAAAAGTTAGTTCTTGCCATAATTATATCCTCCAAGTTTAGATCATACAGTCTCTTGGCCGTCGACTATACGCGTCTGCATGAAATATTGTTAATAATTTGTATAGTATGGTTTTTATACAACAGTTTTTGGTAGAGCGCAAGAGGGCCTGCAATGTGGATTGGATTTTCCAACGATGTAGCTTTTTATTAAGTAGCTACAGAAACTTGTGGTGCAGAACCTTCGATCTTATTTTGCAAATGCTCTTTTTTAGCTTCTGCAATTTTAATATGGCTAATTACTTCTCTGACTTTTCTGTCAATCTTAACCATATCGAGAGTATACCTACCCTCTTTAAGATGCTCCTGCTCCCATTCGAGATCCAGACCTCTTTTCTTCGTGTAAAGGTCCTCTAGATGTTGCATCATGTTCTCCATCGATAACCTCCTCATAGGTTATTCGTTTTACCTTGGGATCATTCATTTCTCCAAGATACTCCCATTTTATATCACCTTTTCCCAATCTGTCAACTATTGAGTTTTCTATATCTAATGGGCCATCGAGGCTTTCTATAACAAAATCTGCATGCATTTGATATGCATAAATTTGTACTCTGAATTGTTTAGGGTGCATTTTTTCTTTCTATTTTTTAATTGAGGCGGGATTGTGTCCCGCCTCAAAAATTATGTATTACGCACCTGGTGATGCAAAAATACCTCTAGGGTCAGATACGCCAAATACGTATCTTTCTCTAGCTTTGTATCTTACGTTACCAGTATCGAAATCACCTTCCATTTTTGTATTTAATGGAGCTCTTTCGAAATGTTTCATACCATTTGGCACGTCTGTGATTAGATAGAACGCATCAGTATCAGTTAAGAAGTGGTTCACTGAATATCCTCCAGGAATCATTCCCATGTTTCTGATTGCATTGATATCGTTATCAGCAGTTCCAACTCTACCAGCAGAATTCATAAGTCTGTCAGCAGTAAATTGTAGTGCAGATGGTATTACCATGCTAGTCGCTTTTGCTGCGATTTTTAAACCTCTTTCATCTGTAAGAGCTGCAATGTCAATCATTGATTGCTCTAAAGATGTTTCGTTTAAATCCGCTGCAACTGCCAATGTGTTACTGAATGTACCAGCAACAGTTGGGTGCGCTGTGTTAAATAGCGTTACACCGTCACCTGAAGTGAAAGTTCCACCAGGTAAACCATTGTTTAGTGGTGCCGCTGCTTTAACTTGTTTTGTTTGAGCCATAGATCTTGCTAAAGCTTTTGTGTATCTAGAAGCAAGTCTGTCATACAAGTTGTCTTCAATAGCTTCCTCAGTGATAGCAAAAGCGAGAGCAATTGTCTCGTTAGTGTATCTAGCTGTGAAAGTCTCTTGAGCTTGATCAAACTTAACAGCTGAACCTTCTGGTTTAACTGATGCTTGAGCAAAACCTGATAACATAACTTCTTCTTCAAAAGCTCTGTCAGATGACTCTGTTGTGTATATAGCAGTGTGTTCCTGCTCATACTGTTTATATTCCAGGCCGAACAAGGCGTTCAAACCCGGCTCTAGTTCTTTAACTAGTTGATTACGTGATATAGCCATAGTTTATAACCTCCTTATATACCTGCCACGTTGTTCCCTAAGATATGCTGACAAATCATAACTCTAAGAGCAAAGCCCTCAGCAGTAGTATCTGAATGATCAGGATCTCTAGAAACACCTAGGATTTTTAGTTGTGCAATTGCCGCTGCTGTTGTAGCCGAAATTTTTGATCTCGAAATAAACAACGGTGACGTTCCATTTGCAAATACTTGATCAGCACATTCACCAACTTCATTTTGGTCGAAGGAAGTGTCCGCAGACATGATTTCATACATTTGCTTAGGATCGTCGTTAACAAAGCCAACAATATCAGTTGCAGTATTACTTGCAGCTAAAAAGTTAGCGAATGTTGGTTTACTAGTCGTAGCGTCAGTGAAAAACACTCCGTTCAGTACACCCAGATTATTTTCATCTGTGTTTCCTGAAGAAAGTATTACTCCGTCTGCAGTTAATTGCACCATTGCTGAGTGCGAAATTAACGCTGAAGAAGCCGCAATGCTGTACTCAGAGAGTCCTGCATTGTTGTAATCCTGACCGACTTTTTTAATGGGTCTAAAACCAAACCCAGTAGTTGACGCGTTAGCCATATTGTTTTCTCCTTATGTACCTGCCCCGAGGGGCCTCCAGTACGGGTTATTTTTATCGCTGGGTTTGAATTGTTAAAAAATTAACTTTTCTTGCCACCGAAGGTCGTACGAGATTGCCTGTCTACATCGATAGGCATACTCTTATGCTGTTCCTTCAGTAGATCGTTATCGATTGCCGTCATTTGATCCTGCGCCTGATTCATATAATATTCAGTACGCTGTCTCGCGATCTCTTCTGGTACCCTAGTCAGCACTAGGCCTCCGTGCCCGATCACCCCTGCGTATTTGCCGTCTTGGACTACTGGGAAGTCTTCTTCAGGATATTCGTCAGCTCTAACTAATTCGTAACCAGATCTTAATCGACCTTGTACGTTTTTAGTGTCTACGAACCCTAGGATTTCTACCCTGACCCATCTGTGTCTGAATCCGTCTGGCGCGTTGGGCGTATCTAAGTACGATGGTGGAGCCCAAACTTTTGGTCTTGCTTTTGGCTTAACCGCTTTAGCTTGTGATTGTACTTTTGTAGAATCACTTTTCTTAGTTTGACTCGCACGAGTTGGTTTATTGTTTTCCATATGCCTATACCTCCTTCGTGTTCATAAGTTGTTTCGCATACTCTTCTAATGGCACACCTAATTTTTTAGCAATTGCTACTTGAGAAGATGTGAGTCTCACACTTTTGCGACCAGTCTTTGAACTACGCGTTGCAGAGGCAACGTTCTGTGTAGGTTTACTAGTCTGTTTTTCTACAGTTGTATCAAACTTATGTGGGAATTCAAGCTTTATTCTCTTGTCAATCTCAGCATAATAATCATCTGATTTAGGATCAAATCCCTCTTCCTCTGTGAGTTTTCTATGTAAATCAAACGCTGTATATGTCATTGCGTTATCTTTACCAAACCAATCATTTCTCTCTGCCCATGCTTCTGCTTTAGGATCTGGCGCGGCAGCTCTTTTTGGTTGTGCTATGGCTTGGGATTGAGGCTTATCTTTTAAAGCAGTTTCTTCCATTTGTTGAGCAGTTTTTAATTCTGCTAACTTTCCTTGTTCATAACCAAGTTGGGAAATAGCTGTTAAAGCTTCTACCTCTGCTTTAGAATCTTGTGAGTCTCTGGCAGCCGCTAGTTTAGCTTGAGCTGCAGCAAGAGAAGACGCGATCCTGCCTTCCATTTCTGTTGCATAATTTTTATCTAAAGATGTAGCTTGAGTTTTAAATTGATCTCGTTCTTTTCTAACACTTTCAGCATATCGTAAAGCTTCGTCTTTTTGTCTTTCAGCTTCACGCATTTTTTTAGTAAGCTTGGCTATTCTTTTCTTAACTCCTTCAGAATAGTCTTCAACTTCTTGACTGTTACTTTGTTGCTTATCACTCCCTTGAACAGCAGGCTGCTCCACAGGTTTCTCAGGTGTATCATCGGCGACACCACCGTCTTCAAGCTTTGTTTCACGTTCATCTTCATATGTTTTGTCCTCTTCTTTTATTTTTTCTTCTGGCAGTTTGATTTCTACTTCAGGACCTGAAGTATCTATATCAACTGTTTCTTTTAGTTTTTCTTCTGTTTCTGGCATAGTTTCTCCTTATCTATGTTAAAATTCGTGGAATATATCTTCAGGGTTTTCCACGGTTGCTAAAACTTCATCATCATTGAGAAGTCTTATCTCACCCCCATCTATTTTAATTCGTGATCCTGCATATCTTGCAAAGATAATCCAATCACCTTTCTTGCACCAGGGGCCTTCTGGGTAT